TAGTTCTGTGCGGCGACATACTCCTCTCGGCCAATATTATCAACTTCAACAGCAGATACGCCGCTGGTTGATCGCTCCAGCACGGCTTCGAGTAGTTCTTGATTCTTTTCAATGTACAACGCCCACTCAAACACAGCCATTTGGTACACGGTAAAGGGCGCAACGGCGTTTATGGCCTCAGCGGCGTCAGTAGTGCCTAAATACGCGTTAACGTCATTCTCTGCGGTAGTGAGTAGGGTAGTCTTGCGTTCGTCCGTCAACGCGCCCCAAACGCCGCCACCAAAGGCGTTCGTGGCAAAGTATGAGTTAGCCATTGATATTGTATTTAGCACGGCGATTCTTCCTTATATTCTTCAGTACAAAATCATCTGGCTGTGCATTTTCTATCTTGAGGAATGCTTCTTTTTCGTCCTTGATGCGTTGTTCTTCTATACGCTGCTGTTCTAGATTTTCCCTGACAAGCCTCTCGGCCATCTGCTTACAGAGTTGTTTGTAGTCATCAAAAGGTTTGGTAATCGCGCGTTCTCGTAGATACTGTTTTGCTACCGACAGACCCATCTTGGTGTAGTCAATAACGCCACCGTATATCTCAGTAGGGAACGATCGCTTGTGGATGTCAATAATGTGGTTGAATGTAGCATCACCAACAACAAAGTATACCCGCGTGTAGTTGTGTTGCGATGGTTGCGTCTGTTTGAACTTGAGATAAAACCGCAAGTTCTCGGCGTGTACTCCATGCACTTCCGCATAGAATCGCGCTTGCGGAAACTTGTCACCGTCAAAAAGTATTACTTCGTTTTTATACATGATCAGAAATCAGGGGGAGGCCGGAAGCCCTCGGGGACACCACACCCGACCGGCCTCCCCCCGACAGTCCTTTAGGAAACGATCTTGACGTTAATGGGCGTTGCTTCAGCGTCAATGTCGGCGGCACTCTTGATGACCACGCCGGCAGTCAGCTTCACGCTGTTGACCCACTGTTCCCAGTTAGCCGAGTCAGCAAGAACCGACAGGGCCGGATTGCTGGCGGGATTAGCGGTGGACTTGAGCTGATAGCCCTTGACGTAGTTCCACATATCGCCCTCAGCCTGGAAGATGGACTTCATGTTCTCGTAGCCAAGAACATCCGCCAAGCCCACCTTGGTTTCGCCATTATCACGAATGGTGACAGCGCCGGGACTCAGGAACAGGGTCTTGTACAGGGGCGTGACGTTATCATTGGCCAGATAGACCAGCTCAGGCGCATCCGTCACCACCACCGGTTTGTTCATGGTAGCAGGGGTGCCGCCATACAGGATAATGCCCGCGCCGGTATCAAACTGGTAATTGACCATCTGATTCTTGACCATGGCGAAGTACACCGCGCTGTGCATGACCAGACAACCCAGATTAGACGCCTGATCACCGAACTTGGCCTGTGCATTGACCAGCTTGTCAACAGTCAGGCTTTTGCCGGCGGTGGCCAGATCAAGAACCGTGGCCGTGCCGTTGGATTCAATGGCCGCAGCAGCGATGTTGATGGCCTGATTGATGTTGTAGAGGGTCTTTTTCTCAGCCAGCTTGCGAGCGACCATCATCACGACTTCCTCATTGCTCATGCCATCGCTGGTCTTGAACGCCGTCCACATCCACTCAACGGGTTCAAACTTCCAGAAGGTCTTGAACGCCGTATGTTCGGCGCGTTCAATCTTGTGGCTGGACTGCGCGGAATCAACAGTGATATCACGCCGGCTGATAGTACCAAAGTCCTTGAAGAACGCGGTATTTTTCTTGGTGCCGGTAGCGCTTTCGCTTTCGAGCAGAATAGTGCCGTTGGAGCCGCCGTTGAAGAGGTCGATCATGTGATTGACGCCCTCAATGTAGCCCGTGCGGAAATACTGCTCATAGGGGAAAAGATCGGAAAGTACGGTAAGTGCCATAGTAAAAACTCCTTACTTTTGCAGAGGCGGTTGTTCGGCTGTAAGTTTCATGTAAGCAGCCTCGCCATTGGTCTTGATGTATTCAACTTTTTCCCTATCAGACCAAAGACTCGTGTGTTTGGCCGTCTGCATCTGTGAGGTGTTCGGGGGTTGGCCCGTACCCGCTCCAGACTTGACAGCCACCATAAACAATTCAGGTTCGTTGTTCTTCAGATTCTCAATATACGCATCGACCTTATCAGCCGCTGCGATGTCCACGCCGTCATTCTTCAATCTGTAGGCTAGATAATCGGGGTTCTTGATGATCGCTCCGGCCTTGTTTTTGGTAGCAATTCCGACGACCTTCAACTTGTAATCCAGATCAGCGCGTTCTTTGGAAAGTTGTTCCTTCTCGGTAGACAGGGTTTCAACTTTACCAGACAACGCCGACAACTGCTCCTTGATTTGGTCTTCCATGGTCTGTTTGGCCGTGGATGCCTCTGCTTGGAGCTTTGCCAATTCATCCTCCTTGGCCTTCAACTGCGCTTGGGCTTCACGCGCTTTGTTGCTCACCTCATTGAAGCGTGCAGTCGGTCGCGTTTCTTTCTCAAACTCAGTGATGTCCTCGGCGGTGAATGCCTCGCCCTTCTTAATCTTCGCCAGCAAATCTTCATACGACATAGTGAACTCCTTTGTTACTCATTTGTTGTCGCGGTTTAGTCCGCTGATAGAAAGTATATGCCGTAAATATCTCATTACAAGCGCTCAGACCTACTTACGGATGCTTTTTTTGATTTTTGGTAATCATTTCTGGCCTTTACACCATCTGGACGACCGCCACTTGCATCCGTGACGTGCTCTGCTTGCGCCTCAAAAGTCATAGGGTCTTTTGCTTCCTTTCCTGCATCAATGTCCTTCATAATCTCTTCATGGTCGCTATCCGTAATGTGGTGCAAGGTATCCAAAACGTGCGTCAATGTACGTCTGACCTGCTTTTGATAGCTGTCGGAAACATTGAAATTACCAAGCTCGACAATAGCCGCGATGACTGCTTTGAGTTCGTGGATATCATAGTCCTGATTGTAGCGGATTTCAGGCACTTTTATACTACTATCAAACCTATTGAACAGCTCCCAGATGCGCTTTTCCAGTTCCTCAAGGCCCGCCGCAAGGGCGCGGAGCTGCGCTGACAGGCTGATATTGTCCACGGATTTGCTTTCGGCTGATTCGCGTTGGGTGGTATGCACGCCAACAAGAAACCCGTACAGCTTCATCATCATGGTCACAAGGCGGTCATCATGGTCTATAATGGATTGTGTGGTAGCGCCCGTTGGTTGAATGTACCGCGAGATGCCCTTTTCCTCGCTATCTTCCTTGATGGCCTTGGTTCGTGACAACTGCTGATTGACTTCCACCAAGATCGCCTGTTCTACGTCTGGGGCGGTCATGTCGATATCTGGGTCTGTGGCCGAGATGCGCCGCTTGATCTTTGTCACGATGTCACCAGCCGAAGCAGGCAACACAAGCTGGCCATACGTCTGTTTTAGGATGTTGGTCAGGAGTTCCGATTCACCGGCCAATACCGCATCATGGATAGTCAGCAAGTCGTCAATGCCAGGGTGATTGAAGTGACTGTTGAATAGGCAGTTGCTGTAGGGTATGGCGGTCACTACTCCGGCTGGATTGGGATACTGCTTGCTTGCCGTGACGCCTGTGGCCATCTGCATATCATGTGACTGCGTAAGGTCGATGCGTTGCTCAAATCGCTGCCAGTAGTCCTTTGTGATGAGCGTGCGGCGTTTGATGACTTTGTTGGTGACGAATGGGTTGTCCTTGTCGATCACTATTTCCTGCAAGATAATCCACTGCAATTCGCCAAACTCGTCAAAGCACCAATCGGGAACGTCAAGGGGCGGGTGAACATGACACCACGGCCTGATTTTCTGTTCTGCCTTGGTCTTTAGATCGATTGTGTCACCTTCAAGAAATGGCATATCAACGAATATCCACACGAGATTGAAGATAGTGTGGTAGTCAAATATCTGCCGCATGATTGTATTGACACTTCTTTTCATCCTATCGAAGTCGTCAATAATCTCTTTGTTGCCGCCACTTCTACGCGGGGCCTTTGAGAAGATATAATCACCAAAGCGGCTCGTGCTGTACTTGATGAGGTTGATGTTGTAGCTTGATGCGACACGGGCGTTGTATTCCTCCGTGGTTTCGCTTGGGTGCTGCAACAACACCTGCTGGAGATAACCACGACCGCCGTTGTATGCGTTCTTGGCTTTCGTCCATAGCGCCTTGTTTTGGAAGTAGTAGTCGCTCTCCCGCTCAAATACGGCTTGATGGGGATCGCGGCTGAGTGCGGGTAGCATTTGCAGTAACGGTTTTGTCATCTTAGAATAATCCTCCACCGGCCTTGTCGCGACCATAGACCAGATAGCGCAAAGGATCAACCAAGTCATCATCCTGTTTGATGGGCGAGTCCTTGTCTGATACTTCGCTGTTTGATTCGTGCCATGAGTAGTTCATTATTTCATCTATCAACGCCGTACAGGTACTAAATATCTTGAGCCGTGGCTGCTTGATATCCTTATCCACCATCATGCGCCGCCTGACTGACGATATACCAGACAGGACATCTTTCTTGGCAGGGGATGTATATATGCCCTGCTTCTGCAAAAACTTCCGGTCAGACAAATCATGGTCTGCCCACGTCTTTTCGTAGAACTCATTATGCTGATCCATGACATCATTTAACATTTGGCCTATCTCATCAATAGTTTTTCCAGATTCTTTGAACTCCCTGTAAATATATATGGTATCAGTCACATAATCATACGCGGCCCACAAAACACCACAGGGATGATTGTAACCGAAGTCAATAGCCCGCTCCAAGGCCCATGACTTTGGTATCTTAAACGGCTCTATCACGTGCAGCCTTTCGGTGAACTCCCTGAAGATTGCACCAGCGCCACCACACCACTTGCCCAAGAGCATCCGTTCGCGCATCTCGTATGGCAGATTGTCGAGCTGCTGTATGTATCCTTCTGGCAAGTTCTCAATGTTGTCATAAGGCGTCCAGTGCAGCGAGGCGAACTTCTCCGGGTCTTTGATGGGCTGTAGTGGCTTGGTAGTCGGGTCTTTGTGATCCAGCGCCCATATCTTCAACCAATGGCGGGGATTTCGTGGATTACAGTCAAGAATGAGCTTGTTGACCGCCGCAAATTCTCCATTCAGATCATATACCTTTTGAGCAAGGCGGGTAATCAGCGTGTTAATGGCATCAAACTTCAGCTCGGTGGCCTCATTACAGAAAATGGTGATGAACTCCGTGCCTAGAATCTTCTGCATCCTGTCCAAGTCATCCAAGCCCCCACACAGTATCTCTGAACCATTCTTGAACACCACCCGTAGTTCTGTCTGGTACATGGTGTATTCATCATCTGGTATGAACTGTTGCAGGTACTTTTTTAGTGTATCGTGCCACATTGAAGTACGCACATCCGTCATAGCCCTGCGGAAGATGCCTTGTCTTGAGCCTGGGAATTGATAAGCGCGGCCAATCATAAACTCAGTTATCAATGCGGTTTTGCCTGCACGACTACCACCCGTAAACAATATGCGGGTCTTGTCGGGATCACCCAATATCTCCAAGCCCTGTTTCTGCTTCTCGGTCAGCTTAAGTGGCATTAGTCAGTATCCTTGTCGTCATTGGCCGTAGTCGTTTCTATGATCTGCATGGCCGGCGCATCCAGTATAAAACGCTCGAAGTCGTCCCTGTCCTCAATATGCTCAATCAGTCTTGCCGAGTCAAACACTTCCAAGCCCATCAAATAATCCAACGCCGCACACACTTCCTCATAATCAAAGAAAAGCATGGAGGTATCTAAGTCTTTCCTGCCAGTTATTCTATTGCCCGTGAAGCGTATATGTCTGAAACGCACGTCGCCTTTTTTTCTGGCCGACACACTCCACACCCTTGTTCTGCCATGCTTTTCCAGTACCTTGTCTATCAATTCTTTGTGGATTTCCCTGCCCGTGCTGAAGTGCTTGTAGGCGTCGCTCCCACATCGCACCAGCACCACATCCGGCTGTATCCACTTGTCATGTTCTATTTGTATGGCCATGTTTCTGCGCTATAGTTTGTAGTGGCTCTTCGTCTATAACATAACACCACAACGCAGGAAAGCCAAAGCATGCCCACACCGCGCACCAACGGCACCAAATCACGCCCCAAAGCCAATCCCTATGACCACACCCACCCATTGAACAAAGCCGCATGGAAACGCCTTTATGACGAAATGCGGGCCATGGTGGATGTCATTGAGACCGAATCACGCCACTACGAAGACAAAGCCGCCAACGCTCTCGCTTCTGGCATTGACGACCCCTCTTTGGAACAGCAAGCAAGAGCAACATCAGCACTTTTGGACGCCGCATCTTCTTTGGAGGATTCGTTATATCGAGTCATGTACCCGGAACTGGAACAACAAGACCAGCAGAAAGGCCACTATGAGTAACGACAACATCAATCACCCAAAACACTACACCGACACGCCCTTTGGTCTTGAAGTCATTGATATCACCGAGCACTACAATTTCTGTATTGGCAACGCTCTCAAGTACATCATGCGGGCGGGATTGAAGTGCGAAAAAGGCATGACGCAGGAAGAGAAAATGATGGAGGATTTGGGGAAGGCGGTGTGGTATCTCAACAGGGAAATGCAGAAACAGAAAAAGCTATCCGACAAACGCGTCAAAGAGCTAGCAAAACGCCGAAAACGAGACCAGGAACGCCGAAAAGCCAAACAACAAGCCCAAACCCAGAAAGAGACACCATGACCACCATTGAAATCGAAAAATTGACTGACGTACACCTGCTTAAGCGCGTCATCCATCACGTCTTTGGCGCATATTCAACAACGCCTATCGAAAAATGGTACCAATCACAGCACTCGCCCATCCGCACTCAGCTCTTTGCCATCTTTATCACTGATTTGCGGTACTCGGTGGCCATGCAGCTGCGAACCCATGAAAAAAATGGTGCGCTTATCCTCATTGAGCCAGGCCGTCCCGATACTGGCACCAAACGCTGTAAAGAAGCCATGCACAACGATGACTACAGGGGCCAGAGACGTAACGCCTTTGTGCTCTGTAATGCCCAACACCTGATAGA